GATATTTTGTGTTCAATTGCTGTTATTCCATGTACACTTGAGGAATTAATCGAAAGAGATTTTCTAAAAAAACTAGGTGGAGTAGATCAATATTCAGCTTGGACATTATTAAATATGAAACAAAAATATTGGTATGAAGATAGACATGGTATTTTCAGAATTCATAAAGAATTTCTTGAAGATGCTCGAAATCATATTTTTAGTTAATTGAGGTTTTTTTATGAGTGAAGTTGAAAAGAAATATTATCGTTTATGTTTTAGTATTTCTCCAATGTCTTTATTTTCAAATATGGAAATGAAGGAGCAAGGACTAGATGAAGAAAGTGACGACATTGATTGGGCAGTAACATATCATGCCGAATCAGAAGAAAAAGCAATTGAGGATTGTGTATTAGATTATAATATTCCAAAAATTGATATCTATTATATTTATATTGTTAAAAAATATATGCCACCTGATTACGCATAATCAAACCATAAAAAAAGCGCCGTAATTGGCGCTTTTTGTTTTTGTAAATTTAAAAAGTAGGTCTATATTGTGCATATAATTCTTTAAGTAAATCTTCATCCTTGTCGATTAACTCATCAAGTTTTAAATGCTTCCAATTACACCTTAGATTGACAATTCCGTTGTACCACGTTTCTTGATCTTCCAAGCATTGTAATTCAAATTGTAGTTTTGTTTCTAAGTAGTTTGCTTGGCCCTTTGAACAACAAATATAAATAATTTCCCGTTTTAATTTTGAGCTTCCTTGATCTTTAACTAATTGTTTTATAGTCTCAGATGATGAAAAATAAGTCTTCCAATCTGATTCACATTTCACCTTTTTAGTCACTTTATTTTTAGTCACTGGCTTCTTAGTATAGAACATTTTCTGTCCAATATATTTCTTTCCATTTTCATTATCTGTAATAAGATAAACAAATATATACTCGTAAGTTTTTTTCTTAACGGGTAATGGAATATCTTCACTTTCGAATTCCTTTCCTTTGAAAATCCATGGACATTCATATGTTGCCATAATAATTATTCTCCTTGTTCTAGTTCTTTATTTTTATTTAATTGTTCTAGTTTTTTTGTGACTTTCTTTTTAACTTCCTTTTTTGTTTTTGTTTTAATCGCTTCCTTAACGATGTCCTTTTCTTTATTAGTCATTGTATCAATCAAAGCTTTATCTCGTAAAATCTTTGCCCAAAGAATCGCAACAGGGAGAATTAATGTTGCTACATATCCGAACTCCACTGGAAGATATTCTTTAAGCATTGGAAGATAAGGCTCAATAGCAATTACTTGTAAAGTAAGCACAGTCCAAAAAGTTTTGCTTTTCAAAAAATCAAAAATTGTGTCTTTCATTTTCATTCTCCTCTAAAAAATTCATACACATATTTATTTAGTGAAAAGTGTTATTCTTTGATGACACTTAAAAGATCATTACAGTTATTTGTTTTGTCAGTATTATTTCTATCAACTTCTCTAACTTCATCGACATTAAAATCCAAATTTTTATTTGCACTTAATACGCCATCATCGCTAATTACAACAACGAAGCCTTTGTCTTCTGCCATTTTTATAGCTTGGTTAAATAAATTATATACAGCGACTTTTTCCATGCCGTAAGTATCAATAATCGTTTTTTCTCGAATTAATTTTTCATATATAACTGCCGAGGTTAGATGTCTTAAATCTTTACCTTGAGTCAACACATAATATAATTGCTGTGCTGTGAAATAAGAAAAAATTCTTGAATTAGGTTGTTGCATACGATCCAAGTGTGGATGCGACCAAGTTATTGTAGTGAAGTTTTCATTGCTTCTAACTTTAAAACCGCGGTCTTTGTACTCGCGTTCAATGTCTCGGCTATGAACTGAATATTTTACTGATAAGTCAAAAAATCCGTGTGATACTCTTTCAAGAATCATTAAATCTATTTGTTCTTGCATAGAAATCTCCGTAAATAGATAAATAGTAAGTATATACATATTTAATAAAACCCTAAAAGAGGATTTAGAAATGGACTTAGGAACTACTTTCGACATTAAAGAAATTATTGCTGGCTTAATAGGTGCTGCAGGTATCTATGCTTATGCAAGAAAAAAATACTCTTTTGATAATTTAGAAATCACAAAAAGTAACACTGAAAGAGAACTTATAGAATTATTAAGAGAACAAATTAAAGCATCAAACGAAGACTTAACAACCTTTAGAACAAAATATAATGATCTTGAGGAACGTACTCAAATTATTGGAAAGGAAAGAGATGAAGCTCTTCAAGAAATTGAAATAGTCAAAGCTGACCTAAAAAGATATGAAACTAAGATAAAAAATCTTGAGGAAATTATTGATAGGCTAACAGATGCTTTGGAAACAACTTTAGCTAGATTGAATAGTGAAATTGATGGCTCTTCTACTACAGAAGAACCACCAGAAAATAATTAATCGTCTAGTAAATCTTTTGTACTTACTAGCTGAACAGAACTATTGTTGATTTGAATATTTTGTTGACCATTAGCTTGTTCAACTTGTTTCCCACCTACACTAATCCCACCCATCGGCTTATTGACTTCATAATATGTTTTGTTGATTTCAGAAAGAGTTTTAATGAAAGTAGCTCCGACCTGATACATTTTCGGGTCTTCACTATCTGCCATTACTCTGAATAATCCTGGTAAACTATCCATACTATTGTCAATGATTTCTTTTAAATTTTTGTTTACATATTCACTAGCTTCATCAAATTTAGCGTTTTTATTCGCAACATCTAATTCGCCAGTTGCAATTTCAATTTCATTTTTTGTAACTTTAGGCTCTTCATCTTCAATAGCAGCACCTAAAAAAGCTCCGATTGTATCACTCATGTATTTCTCCTGGACTCAAAACGTCTACATTAATTTCGCCGTCTAAAGTGTTAATTAATAATTTTTCAAATTTACGTTCATGATCTTGTTCACTCATATTAACAATTACATCTTCAATAGTTTTTCTATTTCTGATATTTGGATATAAGAATCCTTTCATTGTAAATGATAATTGCCAAGTCACGGCGCGAATATTTCCTGATTCTAAAGGCCCATCATTAACAATTTGTTGACTGAATGAAGTCAAGATAACAGGTATATTTGTTGCTTGATGTAACTCTTCTATTCCTTTAACTCGAATAACTAATTCAGGAGTAAAGAAAGGAATAATTTGTTCGACTATCTTAAGTCCATCTTCCATTCTTTTAGCTGCAATAAATAATTCAAAGTTAAAGCTAATAGGAACTCGGTTAAACATATATTGTCTTCTTTCATCTAATTTTCTATCTTGTAATTTAGACATTGTATTAGTATGACGCTCAGGATCAAAATTCATTGAACTCAATTCAAAACCCATAACAGGAAGAGCAACTGGTTTAACTGTAGTTTCATCATTTTTATATCTTACAGTTCTATATAAGAATGTTTCGCCTTGACTATAAAATAGAGGTACTTGGATTTCTTTTCCGTTCCCTAGATCAATTCGAAGATTGTCAAATATAGTTGAAAATGCTGTAATCATTTTTCTTGTTGTCGCATGGTAAAATTTATTATTCATCATTACATTATATCTCCAAATGGATTATTGATAGAATTTGTTTTATAATCTTCACCGAATGGGTTTTCTGTCTGTTCCATAACTTTGCAAGCTTCTTTATCAGAAGACGCATTAATTGCATTTGCTAACTCTTCTTGTAAATCAGTATTATAATTATTATCAATATCGTTAATATCAGTATCAAATTCATCATATCCAGATGAATAAATTTCCATCAAAATTCTGTATGTATGATTTTTACCAAATTGTCCTCTTTCAGGGTGTCCAACACTTACACTTTTAATCTCATACATTTTATTAATAAATGATTCATAAGTATCATAAGGATTACCCACATATATTAAATCACCTTCTCTAGGTTGAATTAATTCATCTCCAGCAACTTCTCTCCAACGGCGAATTGAAACATAAGCTTCGCTAGTCTCTTTATAAGAAATACCAATCTGACTCATAAAATATAAATCGCCCTGAGGTTGTTCACTTTCGGGAATATACATTTCTATTTCTAATGTATCTTTAAAAGTTGAACTTTTTGTCTCATTTAAAATCGGATCAATTTCTAAATTTTCTCTCTTGATATACAGAACGTCCACGCCGTGTATTTGAATTGTTTCTATTACTAAAGAAGTATATAAATCTTGTTCAGATTTTCGTCTTGTTTGATTAAAGTATTTATTAATCGCCATATTTATTGCCTCTTTTAATTTTACTAATTATGTTATATAATATTAGTATTTAACTATTTGGAGAAATAAAATTATGTATGAAGCATTACTAATTGGTAGTGGATTTATATCTGCTTTGATCTTATTGATTATTATTGTTAGTAAATATCTAACGATTACTCGCGTTAGCTATACAATAGTTTTACGTGGTGAAGGGAATGAACGAAAAGTATTAAATAGTTTTCAGCGTTTTTATTGGAAACTTAAATCTGCTGATAAAGATATTGAAGAACTTCAAGCTGAATGCGAACTTATTCGATCAGACTATGTTGGTGGGAAAGACTTCCTTTTGAGTCTAATTAATGAGAATTTTGAAATAGATTACAAGCAAGTTCACTTAGAAAATCGTAAAGATACAATTAAACCTAAATGACAAAAGGCGCCAATTACGGCGCCTTTTTATTGGATGACGATTACATTTTGATATACATTTCGTCGAATCGGCGCTTACTCATGCTTGATTTTTCACCGTGCTTATCTATCATAGCAATATGTATATCACCTAAAAAGTCTTTAACTTCATAGAAACTAACAACATCGTCTTTGAAATAGTTATGGTATGCTTTAGGTAATTTCGCGATCATTGCTTTACTTAGACGTTTAGCCATTTTCTTTCTCTCTCGATTTAGTTAGTAGATCATCTCTCTACATGATAATTATTACAATTTTTGAACTGGTTGTCAACAACTTTTTTAAAAATAAATAAAAAAAGCACTCCGAAGAGTGCTTTAAATTTTTAGGTTACTGCAATAGTTCTTAAGTTTTTGAACATTGGAGGTTTAGCATAGTTTGAAGTTTTACCAACAATTTTTACTCTGTATCCAATAAACTCTAAATTAGCTTTCCATGTACTGCAATCAACAGAACAAGAAATTTCATATTCTAGGTAATCACTTACACTATTCGAGCTTAATGTTTTATCTAGTAAATCAACTTTAGTCCATTTTAATGTCTCTTCCGTTCTAGTCTCATGAGCTTCGATTGGTTTAACATATATATCAAAATCGGCTGTAACATCACGATAGATATCAACAAAGATTTTTAATTCTTGTGCTGCATCTTTCATTAACACTTTCTTAGTAACATATTTAAATGCACTATTTCCAGTTGTTTCAGTTTCATCAATATATTGAACTTGTGGACTTGGCGCAACATTCATTTTTGTTTTGTCATGTTCACTTACTCTATTTGACACTGTAATAATACTGAATGAATCAGCGTTAATTACTGGTGACAAGTAAGGACTTCCACTTACAAAATTAAAGTTAGCATCAATACTTCTTCTATTAGTACCAAATACACGAACTTCGTTTTTATTTGATAGTAATTTCATACTATATGGTAAGTAATGATCATAATTTACTGAAAATTCTAATGTTTTATCAATATCATTTCCGCCGTTCTGATTATACTTAATCGGAGTCATTGTTAAACTCTCAGATGCACCATAAGGCAGATAAGCACCACTAATATTATACATTTCATAACGTCTTGAAATATCAAACGCTTGTCCGTATTTTCCTCCGAAACGCCCATTTTTATTAAATGAGTATGCAACTTCAACAATAAACGAATCTAAACTATCAACTTCAACAACAACATGTTCATAATTGAACAAAGCAAAAGATGCTCCACCAATATCACTATATCCAATTTCTACTGTAGGATCACTTTTGATTATACCATGTGATTCATTAATCAGAATTTCTTTTGGAATTGTGTTTCCATTTGCTGTCATTAATGAAGTATCTCGGAATGGTCTTGAGCCGACTTCGCCATTGTAAGCTTGTCCAACTTCAAAGATTCCTTGTACTTGTTTAAGTTTAATTTTATATACGTTTGCTTGATCTGTCAATTGAATATCAGTCACAATTCCTGACCCCGTTGGAGTAGTAATTTTTTGTGTGATCTGTGGTGGGGTTGTATTCCCAACTTCAACATCAATTTCAATTCCATCGAATAAGCTTAAACTTACACGATCAGTTACACTTACACCATGATTCTTCGCATGAATTCGTACACGGTTTACGTTTGCTTGAATTTCAATCGGATCATTTTCCAATTTCAAAGCAGTTTGTTCTACTGAATTTCGAACTTTAACTTTCATTTCTCTTGATTTGAAAACAGCCCTATAAAGTCCATGTTTAATGTTTTCATATTGTTCTGCGTTCCAAGTCTCTCCGTTGATTGATCTAAAGCTTGAGAATGGAGTAGGTGGTTCTTCAACAACTTTTCCAGGAATGTTTACAACAGTTTCGCCTAAATGACTTAACCACATTCTTGTATCTGGACTATATCCACCAATTACAAAACAATAGCTGATATTCGCATCAACAAAGATAGGCATATCAAAAATTACATCGAACGGGGTTGTAGAATCTTCACTTACAAAATTTACAATATCATTAGGTGTATATTCTTTTCTACCTAATGAAACAGTAGTAGGATAACCATTTTGCATTGTACGCAATTCAACCCAAATCGAATCAGAAGTCAAGTCAACTTCTTTAAAGTATAACTGTAAACGAGTAATAAAACAAGGTTCACTTACAACAAAAGCTTGCGCTATTGGATCGACATTCCACCAAGTTTTCCATTGATTAACAATAGTAGTTGGAGCAGCTTCATTAACAACAGTAGTTTTTGAATCAATTATTGTACCAGTAGATACATCCCTGATTACTTCTGTAGTTGTTTGATCACGTGAAGTTAATGTTTGTGTAGTTGTTTTTTCTTCTGTTCTTGATGTACTATTGAACTGAGGTGTAATTACGTTTAATGTACTATCTTGTTTAGATTGATTAATACCACCTGCAAAATAAATTGATGAAGCTGTAGTTGTAGCTCTATCGTCATTACCTGTATTTTGTGGATCGTCAGTTAAAACAAATGTCTTTTCTCCAGTAAAGAAAGTATTTGCTGGAATTTTAAACTCGCCTCGAATCTCACCGTTTTCATCAGTTTTTAATGGATTACCACCAAAAATAGTTGCACGGCGCATTTTTTCAATTTCCATAGCATCATATATTACAGCTTCCATCATACGACAATGTTTTGTAACATCAATACCATCAAAGAATGCGTAAACTGTTCTATTAGCTTTCATCTTCGAACCATAAAATTCAACAATTCGACTTCTTACATAAGGCTGAATAGAAACATCTTTAACAATATCAGTAATCTTGTATTCATTGACACGTGATTCCATTGTTGTAGTTGTTGCAGTTCTTGATTGTGTGCTAGTAATTGTACCAGTTTGTTGATTAGTAGTTGTTGTAACTTGTCCTAATCCCCAGTGCATCCCGTTATTAAAACGCATCCAGTTTCTTTCACCAGTCAATGACGTTGTTGTAGATAAATTATCTGTCAACTGTGTAGTTGTATTCATTGCAGACCAAGAACCGTATTTTGTACCAAGTACGCCAGACGCTTCTGCAATTTCTTTAATTGCTTCTGTTCCACTATCAATATCAACGACAACATCAGGCAATCTTTCTGTATCTGACCAAGTATCAATATTTGGTGATAATACTAAACTTCCTTTTTTGTTGTAAGTCATATATGGATTGATCGAAATTGATCTAGTTGCATATGGATTTTCTTGGAAACGTTCTTCATCATAAGGAATCATTACCATGTTACCTTTACGCTCTAAATTAACTGATTGATCAAAGTCAATTTCTAATTTAGTTGAATTTGCAACACCGATTGGGCGAAGCTCTCCGCGTGTAGTATCATAAGTACATTGGAATTCTTTATTTAAAATATCACCACCTGCGTCAATAGATTTAAAACTATCAACAAGCATACCGTTTTTATAACGATCAAATCCATCTTTATCTTTTACATTCATGTTTACAGTTGATTGCTCTAAAGCGTTCAATTGAACATAATATTCAAGATTTTCAATACGTTTTTCTAAACGCCCAATGTCGCGCATTGTATAACGTTTATTTTCAATAAATTTAGTTGAAACTCCTTTAATGTCAAACGTATAAGCAGATAAGCGAATTTCATATAAACTCATTGAGTCAGTATCAGGCAACGGAGCAATAGGATTTAAAGATGCTGTACCTTTCTTAACATAAAATTCATTTTTAGAATTGATACAAAGCAAGTCGGTTCGTGGCAAATAAAATTCTACGTCGAAAATAGTAGTTGTACTTTGAACTGGAATTGAAGTTCCTGAACCAATAGCACCTTCCATAAAAATCGGTCTAAAGTCAAACGCATCAGATAAACGCATAGTAATACCATTTGAAGTAGTAAAACTTGGAATATCTTTATATGAAAGTCCCCATTCATTTTCTTCATCTAGTAATTGGCTATAGCTGTCAACTGTGAAGAATCCTGCTGAGCCTTCATGTTTAAAATAATAAACACTAATAATAAGAGATGAAGTTCCTGGCATATTTCTATTAACTGTTCTTTCGATTGAAGACTCAGTATAGAACATATCAGTTTGGCCGTTGTTCAATTTATATTCGTCACTAATATCAATAATATCAGTTCCGTTATTAAATGAAATAGACTTAATTTGGAACGCATCAGCAACCCCAAGTTTAATTGTATTTCCTACAGCACCCGAAGCATTTGCAACTGTGAAAGTTTTTAAAGTTAATACTTTTGTGTTTTCAGTTTGATTTACTTTTTGGATATTAGAGTAAACTACAATTTCAGTATTTGCATTTGCTGAACCTGCTTCAACAATTAATGTACCACCACTAGAAATATAATTAGAACCGTTAAGAGCTAACATTGCAGATGGTACACTTGCTGTCCCAACATAAGCAAAGTTTTCTTGTGGATTGAATACTAAGAAAGATTCATTTGTTTGAGCATTAAAAGTAACACGTCCAGTATTATCTGTTCGTCCGATTAATTTACGGCGTAAAAACATAGTAGTATCACCATTATCTTTATTATCCACATCACGTAAAGATTTGATGTAATCTTTATTGATTCTATATAATAAAGAGATGTTATTGGCATCACTTAGTTCTAAACGATCATTTGTTAATACTGCTTCTGCAACAAAAGATTTATCGGCAGTTTTCAATGATCTAGCTTGACCAATGTTTGCACCTGCTTTAGTAATTGTAACATCATAAATGAAAAGTTTATAGTTATTTCCATTCTTAGATTGATCAATTACTTTTACGAATCCCAAATATTCTCCCGATGTATCACCACCAGTTACAACTCCACTATATAATTGTAACTCAGTTGTACTAACAATACTTGGTGTATTATTAGGAGCAACAATATGAGAAATACTTACTGGCTTAACTGTAATATATGGACGGTTAGGGAAATATTGTGTAAAGTTATCAACTTTTTCAGTATCACGCGCTTTTTCAAAAGATACTACACTATCCGCTTTAGTCTCATTTCGATTTCCTTTAACATAAGAAATACCAGGACTTACAACTGATACTAAATCTTTTTCTTTTCCTGTTTCACTCCAACCTTGTGCGCCGTTTTCTGGTGTCTTTTTAGCTTCATAAAATTTAGTTTTATAAGGACTAACTGTAAAGTTTCCAGAAGTCTCAAAAGTTCTTCGAGCAAATTCTTCATTTAATTGTCCATACTCAGCATCAGCTTTAATAAATTCTGGCTGTAATCCACCTAAGATTTTGGCAAGTAAAACAAAAGTGTCTCCATCTTCTGAACCATACTCGCGTTTAACTAATACAAATTCGCCGTGATAACGATCAGCACCAGGTGCAGCATAGTTTGGATATCCTAATGAAGGATCAAGTAAAGTCGGGTCTTCGTCTGCTGTAACAATTGATTCAACAAAATCAAGACCAACTTTGAATTTATCTTGAGTTGCAATTGTTCCATTTTCTTTATATTCAAGATATTTTACTAAAATAATTTCTTGACGTGAAATTTGAACAAAATTTTGATTGAAATAGATAACACCATCATCAATCGCAAAGAAAGCAGAATTACCGATTGACGGAGTTTCTTTTGGTAAACCTGATTCAGGACAACCAGGACAACGAACAATAACGCGCTGAATAGCTACATTATTTTTGTCTAAGATTGCAACAACTTCACCAGGAATAAATTCGACAACTTCTTCGCCATTAAATGATCCTGTTGTGTCATACAATAAGAACATTGTTGCTGGATCATCAATAGTTTTATTTGTACCTTTTACAAAGCGCCCTTCTACTTTTGAAGATTCTCCGACTAAACGATAAGTTTCATCAAATTGTTCGATATTTACTTCTGTATTTGTATCTGCATAATTATCTAATAATCGAGCATAGTTTCTATACACGATTGAAGTTCTACAGTTTGAAACTTTAGAACCGTTCTTAAAAACGTGATCAGCAAAATCACCGATCTGATTTTTCAGTATGCTTTGGAGTTGGTTTAATTCGCGACCTTGTACTGGATAACCCGGCTTGAACAAGATTCGCAAATAATTTTTATATTTATCAAAGTCGTCATAATATGGCGCTCTGTTAAAATCATTTATATTTGACATATTTTATTATCATCCAATTTGACTGTTAATGTTAATGTTATTCTTTCGTCTGTTTTAATTATAATTGGTTCAATTTTATTAACTGCAAAGACTTCTTTTACTTCCGTTGCATGTTTCAATTGAACATTCCCTGTATATTTATTATTTAGTCCAGCCACTAAATTGTCATTATATTGATCTATCAATGATACTAAATTTATTTCTAAATTATCGTATACATATCCATCCATATCTTTGATATCTAGTGTTTTCTTAATACGCCAAGTATTTGCTCTTAATAAATACGCGGGATCAGTAGCTTTGCCGTTCATTGGCATAAGTTCTAATGACGCTAGTATAGCACGATCTGAGGAAAATACAAATGCCCTCGCCCATGTATAGTCTTTGCCACCATCTTGTACTGTTACGTCTGTTAATTGTCCATTTAAAGTTGTTGGACTCAAAGTCCCATCAGTTCCATCACCAATAACAAGAATTGTACATTCTGTATAGTTTTGTCCAGATGTAAATGATTCTAATTCAATTGCTCCGTTCACTATTTTAAGTTTTACTTCTGCGCCTGTTCCATCAAAGTTATCAGAAATAGCAATATAGTCATTAGATGAATATCCAAAACCACCATTAGCGCATGAAATATATGATATGTCCCCAACGTCAGTTAAAGAAATATCGAAAATAGCATTTGATCCAGTACCAATAATTTTATATTTTGGAGTTACGTCAAAGTTATTTGTGGTCTCAACAACATCTTTTAATCGTGCAATACTTCCAATTTCTCTTGAGCTATATATACTTTTTGGAATTGAAATAAAAGGAGTTTCTTGATCTACTTCATCAGAATTTACTTTTCCAATATAGGCCCAAACATATCCATCGCTTTTAATTATATTGTTCAATAAAGTTCCACTCGGAGCAACTTTACTAATAGCACCATTATTGTTTGAAATACAGATATAAATATTATCTCCAACAGTTACATGATACGCCGTACTGTTTTTTGGATCATATTGAGGATATACTCTATCTACAATATATAGATTTCGCTCTGTAACTAAATCAATTTCAGGTGATTCTATTTTAATTGCTGAAATCATAGATGTATAAACTTCATTTATAACATTATCATTTACTTGAATTTCGCCTTTGTTAAATTTTGCAGTATAGCCAACAGCAAACGACATTCTAGCGAATTGTGTCATTTTTCTTAAAATTTTCATTATAATTTCTCGTGGTTAATTCGTTATATATATTTAGTGAAAAATAATGCACCTCTATGGGTGCATTAAATTTTTATAGAGTAAGTTTTTCAGTTACTCTTTCAACTTCTACTTGAATGCTCATTTCCAAAGTTTCATCGACTTCAATATCTTTTAAATTTGTGATATTAATATCGACAACTTTATCATGTTCAATTTCACCTTCAATAGTTGTTTTTTGATTACTTAAATTAAAGTCCATCCCTACTTGAACTCTTAAAATCGGAACTCTTACAAATCCATAAGGATGTGTGAATTCATCGACTAATTCAACATATTTATTACTTGGAACATTTGATATAATATGATAGGCGTATTCGTGATATGTATCACTATCTTGAACCATACTATTTATTTCTAAAAATCCTTTCTCATTTGTCCACTTGTTAATGTTTACTTTTGGTACTAATTTAGTTTGACCTACAAAGCCGTAGCCCGAAACACTAGCAATTGAGATAATACTATTATTACATAAAGCATAAGGATTTTCAAATGATATCTTTTTGACTCCACCGACTTGAGACCCGTAAGGTAATAACTCAGCGTCTATACCGTCTTTAGTTAAGATTCTTAATTCTGGATATTCTTTATATTTATATCCACCATGTTTAATCTTTATACTTATAATATCACCGTTTATTCCAACTTCTGTAATATTTGCATAAAATCCATTAAATGCTGTGATTGCTTCACCAACTTTATAATTAGTTCCACCTTTAATAACAGTTAATTCTTCAATTGGACCGTTTGAAATAGAACTTACATATCCTAATCCTGTTTGTACACATCCACTTATATTAACAGTATCATAAACTTTATATCCGTTACCACATGTTTCAATATCAATATCAAAAGCACCAGTATTAACAACATCAATTTCTTGATTATCTGCTAATATTCTAATGACTTCATTTTGATTAAATTCATCAGATGCAAAAGAACATTCTATTAAATAATATCTTTTTTGATTTGGAGAAACAATAATATCAATATTTTCAACTGAGGCAGTTGATTTACTTGTTAATCCAATAATTCCTGCAAAAGAAATATCAGGTAAAACTATATTATCTGGAGCAGTAGTAATTAAGAAAATATTATGTGTGTAATTTGCAAAAGATGGATATAATAATCTATCCCTAGGGTATTCTACCGAAACGTCTGCATTGAAAAGCATTCTAAATAAAAGCTTTAATGATGGTTCACTTCCACGCATTGCAAAAAAGTCATTAATTAACTTATATTGCAACTCTGGTTGTAAATCAAGATTAACTCCAATATCAAAACCGAGTTCTTTTAAGAAACGGCGAATATAATCAGGATCATCTTTCAATCCCATAATATTTTCTTCGAATCTTAAAAGCTCAGCTACTACACCTTCGGTTTCTAAGTAAGTATAATATGTTATTAAGAAATTAACAAATTCAGGATAAGTTTCTTGAATATATGTTGGAATTGATTGTCTTATTTTACTTACTAATGTTATCATTATGTCACCTTAACGTTTATACTTGAGAATCTAACAATATTATTCAAATATGTTTCAATATCTGGATTCATTGGATTACATATTACTGTCAATGAATCAGAAAGAACATCGCGTGGAACATCAAAATAAATATCACCACTATCAAATTCTACTGTACCGACTTCAATTTCTGTTAGTTTTTTATTATTTGTAGTATTATAAACGTATAAATATCCTTCTTCATTTTTAAGATACGCATTATATAATCCATATTCAAAAGGTTCAGATACAACATTAGAAATAGGATTACCCATTATAATATGATATCTTGTGTTTTTACCTTTATCATAATTTACCTTTTTGCTTAAGATTTTTTGAGTATAAATTGAAGTAATATAGTCAGTATCTTCTTTTAAGAAGTTAATAAACTCAGCATCGGAATAAATTGTATCGAATCTATTCAAAACTGTATTATTATAAATTTCTGCTTTTTGTGTAATCTCTGATTCTACTGTATCAAGATCAATTGCAGAAAGTTTAGAGATTTTTACATTGATTGTCAAGTCTAAATTGATAAATTCAGGTTTCATGAAAATAATATTAGATCCAATAATACCATAACGCTTAACTAGATTTTGTCTAATTATTGTCTTTGCTGTTTCAGAAAGATTATCTGAGTTTTTAGGTTTGATAGATACAAACATCTTAGCATACATACGTTCAGTATTCTTTTCGCCACCCCATACTGTAATACTCTCAACATCTCTAAATTCTGACAATAAAACGCTTCGATAATCGTTTTCATTTACTACACGTTTTTGACGGCGGTTATGGTTTGGAATTGAGAATCTTAAATCTTCTACTGTCTCAGCGTCAGTTCCGCCGTGCGATGGTTCAATAGTTGTAACTTTTATTTCTTTATAATATCCAATATTAGTTGGATTAGTAGAGTTACTAGGAGCAATTGTAAAGTTTTTTACATTATTTCCGTTTGCTCCATTAGTAGACATAAATTCTACATCAATATATTCACCGATTTTAGGTTGATATCCAAAACGATCTTCACCAAAATAAATATCAAATAATCCACTTGATGCCATTACAACATACCAAACTTTAGAATCTGGCTTGATGTCTATGATATCATCAACACGATTATATTGTGTTCTAATTATTGAATGTTCACTTGACTTTCCATATAGTTTAATTGTATTAACATCACAATTCAAGTCTGATAAACGTAATCGCTGTTTTGCTTCTTTAACTAAGAATGTATTCTTAACAACATTACCTTGCTGAACAATTATATTTTTATGCTCAAATACTCCACCTACATTTTTAATAGTAAAATCTGTAGTAGTATGGAAAATATTTTTGTTTTCAGTTGTTGAAGTTGTATTAAATGTTGTCCCTGCTGGAATTGTAATAAATTTTATTGCAGGATCAACATTTTCAACTAATACACCCAAACTAGCATATGCTGAACTTTTACCTTTTGCAATATATCCAGTTTGTTTTGCTTTAGAAATTAACGCTTCTTTTGTTTGTGATGTATCTGTAAATGCTTCGTTCAAAAGCATTTTAATATAATAACCCATATAATGAGTATTATATGCAAGAATGTTTAAATAACTTGAAATCGCTGAACCTTCAAAATTATAGTCAGTCCATTGAGTATCTTTTTTATAATATTCTTTAATGCTTGTTTTAATGTCTTCGAATTCCAAAGACGAGATATTTAATTTTATCATTATCGAACTCTCTCTATTTTTTTGTTTAATACTTCTTCTGTATTCGTTCTTATTATCATGTATTTAATATCAACATTAAACTCACTATTTACTTCATCATATTCAATATTAATATCTTTAACTGTGATTCTAGGTTCTAAGTTTTCTATTAATAATTGCAATGAAGACGAAATACTTGCATAAGTTGCATGAGATGGTTGCTCAAACAAAAGTCTTTTTAAATTCGAATAATCAATAATATTAAAAGGAATATCATATTTGTCTAGTGATATAATTCTATATACTGAACTTCGAATACAATCTGAATTTTCTAACATTCCAACATCACCTGTTGAAGGGTCCGGCTTAAAATTTAAGTCTAAATCCGTATATAACATATCTTGTGCCATTTTATCCTCCAATTAAAACATTTGATGATCCAGATATTGTCGCAGCACCACATCCTGTCATATCTCCTAATCGGGATGCTGGTCTGCCATTAATTCGCACTGTCCCGCTCCCACTCGATTGAATCGGAGGGTGACAGCCTTTTTTTGGACAACAATGAGTTTGATACATACCACCAACCATCATTGCTTGTCTTCCATTTATTTTTACATTTGGAGAACCGACGACTGCATTAGTCGGTGGAAAGCATCCATGCCCACTGTGCATATCCCCAACTCTCGCAGCAGGTTTGCCCATTTATTTTTCTCCGCAATATAATTTATTTTTTGTTGTGAAAACTGATTCATTAGTTTCCATCATTTTGTCGAATGGAATTACTTCTTGTACTAATACATTTGTAATTACACTTTTTTCAATTATTTCTTCATCACAAAGTTTAGGTTCTACTTTATCTCCGTAATCGTCATATATAGTTGGATCATATTTTGACGGTTCACAAACTGTACATAGATCAGATAATTTCATTATTTCTTCCTATTCTTGTCAGTGAAAAATCTACGCCTTCACCCATTGCTAATTCAAACATGATTGGCGCTTTTTCTAATTGTTTATTGTTTAATTCTTCTATTCTTTTAACTTCGGGTAATTCAATATTCTCATAATATATATAAATATATTGTTGAAGTTTCTCAGATATACCTTTAGAATCTTCGACACCATCAACACCTAAACTAGGATCATATGTTATATACTCATATTTAACATTAGAATCAACATTCATAAATGCTTTGAATAATTTACTGTCTCTATATTCATAAACTTTAGTTTGTGGATTATCTTTTGCGTATCTTGAATATTGTCTAAATGAAAGATATTGGTCATAACTATCAACCTCAATCATAATATCTTCACTGATATAACCTGGTTGAATCTCTGGAACATAAACGTTTCTTTGATTTAAAATCTCAGGGTCCATTTCGATTGTTGTTTGATAATTAGTATATGCACCAAAATGATTTATCCCGTCATTTTCAATAGTTATTTTTCTTTTTGTAATATTACCGTCAATTCTAGTATATATATCAACCGAGTTTGGATTCACTGAGTTAAAATCTGGAATTTCTGGTATATCAATATGTAATATATCATTATCGTCAGTAATTTGAATTCCATTACTTAAGAAGTCTTTAATTACTTCATCTATAATTTCTATATTTTCTTTAGGTGGACAAATATTGTCGCATAATCCTATTTGATAATTTTGATCAACATCTTTAATAATGTTTCCGTATATTAAACCGTTGTCATATTCTTTAAAGAATTTTGCTTGTGTTCTTGTCCAGTTATTATAAATTAAAATACAAAACCATTTTTCGTCAAAATGTTCAGGTTGATCAGTAATTGAAATTCTTAATTTAAAATTCCATCGTCTCCCCCAAGGTTCAACTGTTTCATATTTATCTATTCCAGACGAATAAAATAAGTTCGCGCTTGGTATTGTATTAAAAGCGTCATCCGGATCATCAATACAATCAAGATAAGGTAATTGCCCGTAAACTAATCCAGTCCTGCTATCTAATGATAATCCAGGTGGAAGTTTTCCATCAACAATTTTCCAAGTCATATCTTTATCACACGGCTTTCTTTTTGGTTCTGTTTTTAAATCGAATTCCGCTATTGATCCCGACTCACCCACAACTGGAGCGAAAGTCACAACACGACCAAAACCG